AGACTTTCAATATAACGGCAAACGCGTGCGCAGTGTAAACCTTAAAGATTTAAGCAACACTGCCCGTAGTTGGCGTGAACGCGCAGTTGATTTGTTAGTTATTGGATCCCGCTGGATCATCGGTGCTTCAATTTGGGTCGTAGAAAGCAAAGCTGATGTTGCCGAAAAAACCAAGCATATTTATTTTCGTTGTGTTTCGGTCGTTGGTGTTCCAACGCTTGGCATTGCCGGATATCGCACGGTACGCGAACCATTAGGCGGTTACAACGGACTGGAGTACAACGACGAAAAGCATTGCGGGGCTGCATTTTTCAATGTATGTCGCCTATATATGTCAAACATTCGCCCTGTACGGCGTGATGCCGTGGCGATTGAATTTGGAATTAGATCTCAAGTATGGAATAAGGCGTCTGGTTTGTGCAACTTTAACGCGCTGCCTACACCAGCAGATCTGTTTAATTTTGACGAAAAAGATATTACGCTTACAACGCCAAAAATGGATAAGTACTTTGACAGAGCATCGTGCTTTTCTGTCATGGTGCGCCCTGTTTCCAAATACGGCGAAGCAGAATTGGACTGGGTGCGTATTCCCGAGTTGTTTTGCGTAATTGGTCGCGCGCCAATTGATCAGTACAACTATCTGCGCATTAAACCACGCATCCAAGGCTATTACGAATACAGATTTATCCCCCGTACGGGGACTGATATTGCGCAAAACAGCGTCGACACCAATACTGCAATACGCCTGTTTTCAGAAGGTGGAGAGCCTTATGGACGAGACTACGAAACTCCTTATGGCACATTTCGCATAACTACCACGGGAAAAGAAATTGCCGTTGCTGACATCAAGGCAAACGACGAGATGTTTACGGCGCCGGGCGATGAGGACACAGATCCATATCCAATTTCGTCTTACACCAAACAAGGTCCAGCTTCTGTCTATCAAAGCGACAGCTCTACTTCGCCAGCGGGCGGGCAGTACCCGCTTAACGCATGGCTTACAAGCTATCTAGGCAGAGCTTGGAGCAATGAAAACCAAGGGAAAACAGGTAGTTTTGAAATAAAAATGACGAAAACAAACGATCCCAATAAAACACTGACCCTCAAAGTAAAAGCGACATCTGTTAAATCAGTTGTCGGACAAACTGTGGGGGCAAGCTATAAAAATTTAACCGGCAACACATACAAGTGGACAAATCTTTCGTATCAAGTTATTGACTACACAGGGACGTGGAATGTCGGCGACACCATTAAAGATGCTCGATCTGTAAGCAACATCTTTTTCTCTGGTACGGTCAACATCCAATTTGCGTGTTCAGCCGTAACAACAAGTTTCAAGCCGGCACGCAAAATTTCAAGAGCAGAGCGAGTTTTTGAGCTTAACTCGCAGGTGGCGGACTGCAGCCATTTCCAAGAGCTGCAAAAATCAAACGAAAACGGACCTGAGCACGAGATTGTTTATATCAACGAATTCACTGAAAACGACGAGGCGCCAACCTATTACGGCATGTCAACCGTGGGGCTTGCCATCAAATCAAGTGGGCAAATTAACTCTGTTGACCAACTGCGTTTATGGACGCCAACAGGTATTGCTGTTACACGCTTGATTGAGGGCGACAATGCGCCAAGCAATTTGTTTGCTGATTTGGTGTATTACCTACTAAGCAGCAAGAGCCAAGGTGTAGGTAACATCGTTCCGAGCGAGTTGATTGATGTCGATTCACTGCGCATCGCAGCAAGCTTCCAGCAAGCCAATGGTATTTTTTACGATGGCGTTCTAGAAGAAAGCGAAAGTCTGCGCTCTTTCTTGTACGACAATGCAGCGCTGCAGCTTTGTAATTTCACCATTAAAAACGGTCGCTTTGGCATGATGCCAGCACTACCTTACACAAGCGGTTACAAGATAAGCACCAGTCCAATAGTTGTAGAACAGCTTTTCACTGCAGGCAATATCATCGCGGATAGCCTGCAAGTGCAATACATAGACGCTGCGCAACGCTCTAACTTCCGTGCCTTAGTTAGCTGGCGCGTCACCGTCGAAAACGATCTGCCTACTCAGGCATCAGCACTGGTGGATTGGGCGGACATTCCAGAAGGCAGCCGCGCCACAACACAGCAGGCATTTGACCTTACAGATTTCTGCACCAATCGCGCCCAAGCACTGCTAACAGCACGTTTTTTGTTGAGCATTCGCCGCCGCGTTACTCATACGGTCAGCTTCAAAACAGTACCGGACTCACTTGGTATTGAACCTGGTTCATATATTCAAGTCGCAACAACGAGCACGACATACAGCATTGATGGCAATGGTATCATCCTCGGCAATGGATCCATTTCAACGGTGACGCCGATCCCCGCTGGAACGTACCAAGCCTTGGTATATGACCCAAGCACGGGAGAAACCAAAGAGCGTTCAATCTTGGTATGGGCAGATGCGTTGTTTTCAAAAACAGGTTTTACGATTAGACCGTGGTGGGCTGATGAATACGAAAATCCTGCTACACGGCCAAACATTATTGCAGCCTTAAAATCTGGCGTGCTTATTGGCGACATTACTTACGCCGAATTATATGGCACACTGTTTACGCTAAAAACTCAAACTACAAAGAAAACGATCTATCAAGTTGAACAGCTAACGCTTGACGAAGACGGTTTGGTCAACGTATCCGCCGTGGAAGTTCCGGTTGACTCCAATGGCGCTAGCATTGTGGCACAGGACGTGCTTAACGAAGCCGCTTTCCGAGTACTTGAGTAATGGCGTTTCCCGCTCTGGTTCCAACTAGCAGGGAGTTCAGCCCTGGCGACTGGCCGATTAAACGGTTTAACGCGCAGTCCGGCTCTGAAGTCCGCATCCTGTACGGCAATCAGCGCATCAATTCCAAGCTGAGCCTTGGTTACGACAATATCAGTGACAGTAATGCGCAGTTGTTTTTGGATAATTACAACGACCAGCTAGGCACGCTTCGAACTTTTACGTTGCCGCAGGAATTCAGAACTGGCTGGAACGGTACTGCTGCTGCCATTGACGCTCCCGCAACAGCAAAATGGCGTTACGAAGGCGAGCCGGTTATTCGTGCGGTAAGACCGGGACTAAGTAGCGTTACAGTGAATCTAGTGGCAGTGGTGTAATGGCCAAGGTCTATACCGGTAAAGACGGTCGCTTGCTGATAGACGGCAAGGAGCAACTCAAGGTCACCAATTGGAATTTGACCGGATCTCTTGAAACCCTAGAGACAACGGGCCTTGGCGACAAGCAGCGGACTTACGTGTCAGGTGTGCAAGAGTTTAATGGTAGTGCAACTCTGCTGTACTACAAGGACGAAACCGGCGTTAATGATGCAGCGACTGCATTGCGGAAAGTACTAAAAACAGACGGCGTTTCGGATGGTGATACGGTAACAATGCGTTTTCGGTTGATTGATGGCAACACGAATAGCGACATATTTTTGACTGCTTATATAACAAGCGTAAGCTTTGGCGCTAGCGTTGGCGAAGTGAGTTCAGCTCAAATCAGCTTCCAAGCAACTGGCGCATTGACGGGGGTCACACTGTAATGGCTGTTTATCTTGGCAATATCGGCAACATTGAACTGACCCGTAAGTCGCTAGGCGTCAGTAAAGAATCTCTCGTCAATCCAGATGACGTTAATGCCGTTAGGCGGCGGTTTAGTTTTGATTTTGACGAAGGTTTTTTGATTAGTGGCGACTTAGTTGAAATTACCAGCATTGATGGCACCAATCTTGATTTCATTGACTCATCGGGCTGGAGCTACGGCGAAGTAGAGGATAGTGGTGCTTGGTTTGTTTTTATTGATGATTTAGGCGGCATTCGACTGTACCGCACATTTGATGACAGCCTTGAAGGTACGCGGGAACTGGCGGTTCCATTGGCTGATATCACGCGCGACATCCCAATTTCAGTAACAGTTAAGGATCGCGGCGGCAGATTACTGGCTTGCGTCACTGATTACGAATTAAATACGAGCAGAGAGGCAATAGACATTACAACGCTTAGCGACGAATATCGTCAACAGTACAGTGGATTGATAACGGGCAGCGGACGACTTACAGCACAATGGGATTACGGCAATATCGGAGATGTGGAGCCAGTAAATTATTTAATGCAGCTTGTTTTACGCACTGAAATTGGCTCTGTATTCGGTGCAAAATTTTACATCAAGAGTGAAGACACCTCACCAGCGGCTGGTGCGTTTGATGTCACGCAAATCAACGATGCACTCTGGTGGGAGTTTGACGCCGTTATCACCAACAGCGCTACCAGCTTTTCACCTGGTGACATCATCGTTTCCACTGTTGATTTCGTGACAACTGGTCCGGTTCGCTTGAAAGCCCGCACCGCACCCCAACGTAGGCTGCTTCAAGAATCCGGCGACCCGCTTCTGCTGGAGCAAGGCGGTTACCTACTGCTTGAAACACAGGAGTAGAGCTAAACTGGACACAAGCGCAATGCAGGCTTAGCGGTGGCTGATTCTGATCTTCGTATTAGTGAGCTTCGTGATCTCGGCAAAACCGAGCTACGCGCTAATGACTGGCTTGCCGTTGCCGACCGCAGCGCCAGCGAAACCAAAAAAATCACCACTCAGAATTTTTTAGAAGCAGCAGCGGCGTTAATAGCGGACGATACAATCCCAAGTGCCAAGCTTTTGTTCGGTGAGCAGGATATCCCCGGTGGGGCGCTGGTTAATGGTGGTGTTGACACGCTGCAATTAGCGTCCGGCGCTGTTGAAGCAAGCAAACTTGGCGATAATTCATCCGTTAATCTTGATACTGCATTGCCCGCTACTGGCGCTTATCGCGGGCAAATTGGCATTGATACCGGCACATATAAAGCATCTGTATGGGACGGTAGTGCATGGCAGCCATTTCGCGCTGGGGCATCCATCAATACTGTTGCGACTAGCACGACTGGTCCGTTGACATTTAGCGTTGCCACGGTTTCTGATACGGCAACAATTAGCGCTCAAATTACTGATGCTACGGCTGCATCTCAATTCCTTGCTGGTCCAACTGATGTCGCAGGGGGCGCTGTTCAGTTGCGCACCATCACCGGCGCCGATCTACCGCTAGCAACAAGCGCGGCCAAAGGTGCGGTGCAGGTCAACGGGTTTGGTTTGACTATGCTCGGTAACCGCATTGTTATTGATAACGCGGTTGCCGCTGAGGGAACAAATTATCACGTTGTTCAGTATGACGACCACGGTTTAATTACTGCTGGTCGTCAGATTACTGGTGCGGATCTTCCGATTGCTGCGGCAGGTACTGTTGGCGTTGTTTATCCAGGTGCCGGTCTAAGCGTTGATACCGCTGGTGAAATTGCTCACACCAATAGTGTTACTGCTGGATCTGCTGCCAAAGTTTCGTTTGACGCGCAAGGTCATATCACTGGCACATTTTCACTTGATGCAGACGATATTCCAGACATTCCAGCGACAAAGCTAACGAGTGGAACGCTGGCGACAAATGTTATCCCGACTAATGGGATCAGCGGCGGTAATCTTGCCGATTACGCAGTAACCCAGTTTGGCGGTCCGGGTTCTACGGCTGGTGTAACAATTTACCCAACTGCGCAATATATCGGTCAATTTTTCTGGGATGAAAACCGCAAGGATCTTTATATCTGGAGTGGGGCGTCATGGCTGCCGGTAACGATTACATCTGGTGAGCTTGTTTTTGCTGGTACGTACAATGCAAGCACAAATGAGATTG